TTTTGAAGCCGCGACCGACAACCTAAAAAGTAGAGCGTCGAATCGTGTCACCCAAAGGATTTGTCAACGGTTAAACACCTCACAGATAGAAACAAATCTAGCCGTGCAGGCACTAACCGGACACATTTTCCCCGGGCACAAGCCACAGACGATAGGGCAACTCATGGGCTCAAACATGAGCTTCGTGATCTTATGCATCATAAATGCAGCATTAAGCCGCTGGTCAATGGAACTGGCAGAGAAGAAGATTAAACTCCTTCGAGACTGTCAGTTACTCATTAACGGCGACGATGTAGCATTACGATCGAAGAAGACTGTCTACAACTACTGGAAAAAGATCACAGCCTTCGTAGGGTTAAAAGAATCAATTGGAAAGACCTATGTTTCAAGGGAGTTCGTCGACATAAATTCGACAAACTACCAAAGAACAGAGGAACCTTTCAAGATTCAATACCTTAGAAGGGATGGATCCACCGTAGAACGACAAAGTCATCTTCGGCTGACAAAGTTCATCAATGCTGGACTCATGCTTGGTCTTAAAAGATCAGGCACGAAAGTAGGTCTCAACGACCAATCCAGCTTAGAGAACATCAGCGCTAGAGCTCACGAGCTATTACGTTTAGCTCCTCAACAATATCATGAAGTTGCGATGAAGCAATTTATTGCTCACCATAAAGATGTCCTAGAGAAGTCAAGATGCCCATGGTACCTTCCTGAATGGTTAGGTGGAATGGGTTTGCCTATTGGCAGTTGGGGGGAACCGAGCGAGCTCGACTTACGTCTAGCACACAAGGTACTCCTCAACTGGAAAAAGGACAGACCAATCCAAATCTCAAAACAGTTAATACCATGGAAAACTTGGCTAATGGCAGAGAAACGACTTCCGGAACCACTCTACACTACTGTCAAATCAAAACATACCGAAGAGTACACAAATACTGTCGCAAAAGAATGTATAAACATTCTTTTCGATAGTAATGTCAAACTCGATGATTTGTTTGAAGGGCTAGTAGAAGGTGGGAACAGCGCCAAGGCCATAAGGAAAAATGCTAAATTTTACAAACCCAAAAAGGGTGCATTACCTAGGCCTCTGACGCTAGCGGAAATTCAATTTCAACCATTATATCCTAATTACTTCGAATCACGTGAAAGAAAGAATTGCACACATGGAACCGTTGCAAATGACCTGGACTGAGTAAAGATAAATCTATAAAACTCAGGACAGTCACAACGGTGGTGGAAGACAGAGCAAAAGCT